GTCATCGCCGGCTTGGCGTTCGGCACCGGTCTCGTCGTGAGCGGACTGCGCGCCGGTCCCGGCGTGACGACTCCATCCGCCACGCGCAACCCGTACTCGCAGCCCTTCACCTCGACGTCGATCTGGAACCAACCGATCGGCACCGCGGCCACATACAGCGCAACGGGAGTCGTCAAACCGCCGACCATCGCCACGCTCACCACAGATGCGGCGACGCTGATCCAGGACCCGACCGCACCGTTGACGGCGATCGAGCTGAATGGTGGCCAGCACAGCAACACCTGCGCCGTCACCGGCGGGACGCTCGGCACCGACCCGATTCCTGGCAGCCTGGTGCTTGCATCGAGCTCGCACAACAGCGGCTTCGCCATTCTCCACGCGGACGGACAGACCATCGACGAGGGTGGCGCCTTCGCTCGATGCGTTGCGAACACACCGGCGACGGCTGGGCATTTCAAGACGTATGGGACGATCTACGGCGCGGGTCTAACCGGTGGCGCCGGCGGCTCGGGGCTCTCATACCTCGGTGGCCTTCTCCGTCCTGGCGAGATCGCACCAGGCAAGCAAGGTGCACCACACGCGCTTGTCACCAACATCGACTGCGCCAACGATTGCACCCCGACGTCCCCGGGCTTTCGCTGGCCGGCGACGAAGAAGGATTCGTACGCCTACTCGCCGGGCGGTTCGACGCCGGCGTTGAGCATGGGTGCGCTCCTGGCAATCCCGCAGTCCGTGAACGTCGCCTCGCTTGGTCTCTCGCCGGCGGCGCTCGAGCTCGCCTGGACGCTGCAGAACTATGGCGCCTACGTGAAGAACGACAGCGCGCGCAGCGTGTTCACGCTCGGCGTCGAGCAGGGCGACGCGAACACCGCGGCGCAGTTCCAGACCGATTGGGGCTTCCCGCTCGCGACCGCCGGCGTTGGCGGCGCTGGATGGGGCGCGTCGGTGCAGAAGATCATCAGCGAGCTCGCGGTCGTCACGAACAACGGACCGACGTCGATCGGCGGTGGTGGAACGCCGCTGCAGCCGCTCGCAGCACCGCTGTCGACCAGCTGCTCCGGCGCGACCCTGACCGGAGCGTACCTCGCGGCCGCCACGCCGACAGCGGCATTCGACCCCGATGGCGATGGTGACGACGACTTCAGCGAGGCGCCTGACGCAACGGCGACACCGACGATCGCGCCCACGCCCACGTCGACTGTCGCTCCCACTCCGACAGCCACGCTGCCACCGACGCCGTCGGCGACGGCGTGCCCGTCCCCGACACCTGGTCCGACCGCGACGCCGACGCCTACCGTGAGCGCGACGCCCTCACCGACGATCGGGCCCACACCGACACCGTCGCCGACACCTACGCCCTCTCCGACTGCTACGCCACCGCCTGGAGCGCAGCACGTCCTGGTGATCATGGAAGAAAACAAGGGCTACGCGGCGACCCTCGGGACGTGCAGCGCGGACCCGTACTTCTGCTCGCTCGCAGCGAAGTATGTGAGCTTCACGAACAGCCACGGCGTGAGCCATCCGTCAGAGCCGAACTATGTCGCGTTCGACAGCGGCGGCATCCAGGGCTGCACGACCGACAGCTCGTGTGCGGCGAACTCGCTGAGCGTGACTGACCTCGGAGGACAGCTCACTGCAGCCGGAGTGCCATGGGTCGGTTGGATGGAGTCGATGCCGAGCGCGTGCTACACAGGCGGCTCGAGCGGCGGCTATGCGCTCAAGCACAACCCCTTCGAGTTCTTCAAGGACAACCAGGCGGTCTGTCGCGACGTCCCATATCCGGGGATCTCGTCGGCGCTCTCGACGTTCGACGGTGCGTCGGCTCCAGATTTCGTGTGGATAACGCCGAACCTCACGGACGATATGCACGACGGGACGGTGCAGCAGGGCGACGCGTGGTTGACACAGAACCTTGCCCCGATCCTCGCCTCGCCGTGGTTCCTCAACTTCCCGAGCACGGTCATCGTGACCATGGATGAGGGCGATGCCGGCACGACGAACCAGATCCCGACGGTGATCATCTCGAGCGTCTCGCAGGGGAAGGGGGCGGTGACGACGCTGATCAACCACTACGCCGTGTTGCGGGCGATCGAGGGTGTCTACGGACTCGGCTATCTCGGCGGCGCGGCGAGCGCTGCGGACATCTCAGCCTTCTTCGGCTGACCCGGTGGCCTGATGGCCTACGTCGGCAACTCGCCGCTCGCCACCGGCACCACGACCGTAACGCCGGTCTATGCGTCGGCGGTCGCCGGGCATGTCCTCATCGCATTCGTCACGGCGCGCGCAAGCACCGGCGTCAATACAACGCTCTCTGGCAGCACGACCGGATGGACTAAGCGCCAAGGCCAGGCGTCCGGCGTCGCCGTCGCGGAGATCTGGGACAAGATCGCGGTTGGGTCGGACACGATGCCGACGTGGAACGAGGCGAGCGGTCTCTATATGGACTGCCAGATCCTCGAGCTCAGCGGCACAACGGTCTATGAGCAAGGCGCAACGGGCACCGGCACCACCGCGACCACGATCACGCTGACGAACGGGGGCACGGATGGTGGCACGGGACGCGCGATCGTCTTCGGCGGCTCGCTTCGGTCAGGTGTCGCGCAAACGGAGAACCCGTGGACGAACAACATCAACGGCGCCGGCGTCGACACCGGCGTCACCTATCTGACCAATAACGGATCGACCAGCGGCGCTCAATTCACGATGAGCGGTTACAAGCTCACAGCGACGACGGGCACGACGGCCGACACGGATGTCATCGCGTTCAGCACGGCGGCCAACCGCTTCGTCTTCAACCTCGCGAGCTATAAGAGCGGCACGACCACCTGGTCGGAGACTGCCGCCGGCGCAGCCGTGGCGAGCGGCACCGCCGGCCAGACCCAGAACATGACCGGCTCGGCGGCTGCCGGCGGCGGAGTTGCGAGCGGCGCCGTCGCCTTCGGTCCTCTGCTGGTCACGGCCGCCGGTTCCGCGAAGGCAAGCGGCGCCGCGCTGCAGATCTGGCAGAGCACCGGTGCCACCGCGGCCGGCGCTGCCCTCGCCTCCGGTGCCGCCGGTCAGACCGCGCTCGACGTGTTGGCCGCTGCCGGCGCGGCCGTAGCGTCCGGAGCTGCTGTCGTCGTCGACACGACACTCCTGGTCGCGGCCGGCGCAGCGAAAGCGAGCAGCGCGGCGGCTCTGACGGATCTCGGGGTGCTCGCAGCCGCCGGTGCAGCGATTGCATCGGGTACGGCGCTGCAGACGGCGCTCGACGTGCTTCTGGCCATTGGAACCGCGAAGGCTAGCGGGACCGCCGCGGCGACTGCCGAGCAGGCGCTCGCAGCCTCAGGCTCGGCACTCGCGTCCGGAGCTGCGATCGCCACCGCGATCGACGTCCTGGCGGCCGCTGGCGGTGCCGTCGCTTCCGGCGTTGTCAACTGGTTCCCGCTGACCGTCACCGCAAACGGATCCTCGAAGGCCTCGGGCGCGGCCGCAATCGTTACCTTCGGTGCGCTGAGCGCAGCTGGCGCCGCGGTCGCGAGCGGGTCCATCGTCGCCACTGCTCAGCTCGCGCTGGCGGCTACAGGAGCGGCTGTAGCGGCCGGATCCGCTGTCGCCCGTGCATTGTTGGACGTCCTGGCCGCCGCGGGCGCTGCTGTGGCTTCTGGTGGGGCTTCACTCGTCGGTCCGCTGTCCGTGTCGGCCGCGGGCTCAGCGCTCGCCTCGGGTGCAGCCGCCGCGACGCTGCTTGAGGTTCTCCTCGCAGCCGGCTCCGCGAAGGCGAGCGGCGCAGCCAGCGAGTCGGCCTTGGGCGTGCTGTCAGCTGCCGGAGCGGCGAAGGCGAGCGGCGCGGTGACGGTTATTGCCTTGGAGGCTTTGGCCGCCGCCGGCGTGGTCATCGCCACCGGCCAAGCGGTCGTCGTCGAGCGAATGGTCCTTGCGGCCGCCGGCGCAGCCGTTGCGAGCGGGTCGGCCGTCACGATCGGAGCAGTGGGTCTCGCGGCCAATGGCGCCCCCATCGCCTCCGGCTCCGCTGCCTTCGTTGCTCTGCTGGTCGTCGCTGCCGGTGCTGCCAAGACGAGCGGGACTGCCAGCGCGGCAGTCGCACTGTCGGTCGCCGCGAACGGTGCTGGCATCGCCTCCGGCTCGACTTCTGCCCTTGTTCTCGGCGCTCTCGTGTCGGCTGGTCGGGGGCTGGCATCGGGAAACGCAGCCGCACTCGCGCTCCTAGCGGTGGCTGCGACCGGGACGGGTCGCGCAAGTGGCTCAGCCTTCGCCACGACCGCGGCGATTTTCTTCCTCGCGGCCAGTGGTGCAGCGATCGCCTCGGGCGGGATCGCCGGAACGATCGTCGGACCTCCGATCGATGTGCTCGCCGTTGTCGTTGCGGGCGCTTCGCCGCTCACGAGCGTCACGTCGAACGGCAGCGTCGCTGCGACCATGAGCGTGGGTCCTGCGCCAGGTGTGAGCATTTCGGCGGGAGGTGATAGGGTCACGTCAGGTCTGATCGAGGACGAGCTCCCGGTTGTGACCCTTCGGAGGAACCCTGTGTCATGACAGTCGCAGTAGCGACCATCGTCGGCCAGCCTGCCGTTGGCCAGGTCATGTTCCTCAACGCCGCTGGACAGGAATACGACCCGGCTTCGGTCGTGCTCTCGTCGGTGAGTCCGTTCGGCAACGCGACGCCCTACACGGTGGGCAGTGCACCGCAGGCGACGCGCGTTTCTCAGGGCGTGTACGCGCTCGCCTTCACACCGACGACCGACGGCGAATGGCTGGTCATCGGCGATGCCTTCGACGGCAGCGGCAACCAGCTCGGCGCCGGCATCTCGGCCTCGCTGACCGTCAGCCCTCGCCGCGGCGGCTCGCCGCAGCAGATCGCTGCGCAATCGATCGTCGAGCAATACATTGACCGGCCGCTGGCGGTCGTCACCGAGACTGTGGAGCTGTACTCCTACGAGGACGGGATCATCCAGCTGCCGCGGCGTCCGGTGATCGCCGTCACGGCAGTGCTGGGTCAGCTGGGCACGGCGTCCTTTGGCGACAGCGACGAGTCGTTCGACATGGGCTTCGAGGCGAGCCTGCTGACCGACTCCGAGGACATCGCCCCGAACATCCCCGTGGTGCCGCTTCCGACGGCGGACGCAGCCGGTCGCATCGCGGATCCCAACGTGCTCGCGTTCACGTGGTACTCGGTGACCTACACGCACGGGTGGGAAGACGAGGACGTCCCGCAGATCATCCGCACGGTCCTCGCCGCGGTGGCTGCGCGCTTGACAGCCAACCCTGACGGCGTGACGAGCGAGCGCATCGGCGCCGGCTACGCGGTGACCTACACGGGCGTCGGGCCCGCGTGGCTCACGCCCGACGAGAAGGCCGCCTTGTCGCAGTTCCGACCGTACCGTGTCGGCAGCCTCGTCACCAGCACGCCCATTGGTGGGCTTCCCTGATGCCGACCACGCAGCAGCTGGGCGCGACTGGAGGAGCTGAGGCCTCGGGCCAGGCCGACGCCGCGCCGACGACCTTCTGGCCGCCAGGTCCGGGCTGGCAGCATCTGCTCACCAAGCAGATCACCGTCGAACATATCGGCGACGTCGCCGAGGACACCTATGGCAATGCGATGCCATCGATCACGAGCGTCGACGTCGTCTTTGGCTATCTCGAGCCGATGAGTGAGGCGATCCACCTGGTCGAGAGCGACACGCTGGTCACCACACACCAGGTCGTGCTCCCGCCGCAGATCGAGCTCACCGCTGACGACACTCTCATTGTCGACGGCGTCAGCTATCGCGTCATCGAGGCGCTGCATGTGCAGAACGCTCGCACCGGTGTCGATCATCACGTCGAAGGGCGCGTCGTCCAGGTGAGCGGTTGATGGCGCAGAACCTGATCATCCGCTGCGAGGAGTGCGGTTGCCGGATGCGTCTGGAGCGCGAGATCCTCTGGCCGCAGGAGATTCACCTCGTCTGTCACGGCTGCGAAGCGGTGCTCGTCGTCACCGTCGACAAGTTCGAGGAATGGGCGAAGGCTCATCCGGTGCCGGTGTGATCTCGTTCACGCCAAATCCCAGCTTCGAAGCCGAGCTCATGGCGGATCCCGAGAGCCAGGCGGCAATGATGTCGTTCAAGGACGTCGCGCTCACGGCCGCGCAGGACGCTGCACCCGTCCTGACCGGTCGCTATCGCGATTCGCTGTTTGCCGACGAGGAAGGGCTCGGAAGCACAAGCTCCTTCTGGGCGCTGATCGAGTACGGCAGCGTGAACGACTCACCGTCGGCACCGCTGCGCCGAGGCGTCGAGGCGACCGGTGTCGCGTGGTCGGATCCATGAGCGTCGTAGTAATGCCCGACGCCGTGCTCCTGGCGCGCGCCGTCCTGGTCGCAGACGAAGCGGTGGGCGAGGCTGTCGGCGACCGCGTTGTCACGATGTCACCGCAGGACACGACGACAGCGTGGATCCGCCTGCATGCCCTCGGAGGCCCGCGCTCAATCAGCGCACCGCAGCGCCTCGCGGACCGCTCAATCCAGGTGGACTGCTTCGCGCCGGCGAGCGCGCCGAGTGGCCCGCTCTACAGCGGGGACAGCGGCGCGATGGCGCTCGCGCTGTTAGCCGAGGCCGCGCTGTTCGCCTCCGCGGGCTTCAGCAACCCAGCGGGCATCATCGTCTACGTCCGCGAGATCCAGGGATTGCAGTCGTTGCCAGACACGTCCAGAACTCCACCCACACCGCGCGTTCTCTTCACCGTCTCGCTCACCGTTCACCCGCTTCCCTAGGAGGAAACCATCGTGGCAGGACAATCCGGCGCCAGTGTGCGCATCGCGATCAAGGGGCGCGTGCTCACCGCACCGCTCGGCACCACGGCGCCGTCGACTGTCACGGCTGCGTGGCCAGTCGGTTGGAACGACCATGGGTTCACCGATCAGGGCGGCGTGGTGGTCACGCCGAAGATCACGTCCTACGACGTGAAGGCGTGGCAATCGGACACGCCGGTTCGCTCCCGCATCGTCGAGCGGATCCGCGAGATCCAGGCCAAGCTGATCCAGGGGGGCGGGCTCAACTCCGTGCTGTTCAACGGCGGCGGCGCATGGGCGATCATCGGCACCGCCAACATCGCGTCGCCGACCTACGCGGCGGGGACCGCGACCGACTCAGGCGCGGCCTGGACCGTCAACGCGTATGCGGGGCTCACCGTCTATGCGGGCGCAAGCTCGATGGTGATCACCAGCAACACGGCGACCGTGCTCACGGGCTCGTCGTGGGTGGGCGGCACGCCAACCGCCGGCACACCGTTCGTGATCGCGTCCTCGTCGCCCGCGCTTTTCCAGTACACGCCGCCGACGCCCGGCGTCGACGACAACCGGATGCTCGGCCTTGAGTGGAACGACGGCACCGTGATCAAGCGGGAGATCTACCCCCAGGCGCTGGTCATCAACGTCAATGGCTACGCACTGAAGGCGACCGGAGAAATCCAGTACGACGTCACGTTCCGGTGCAACACGGACGCGTGGTTCGTGCTCAGCAACGACCCGCTCGACAACCCATATCCATCGCTGGTCGCGTAGATCTCGATGGGAACGATCAATCTCGATGAGCGGCGCAAGTCACTCGAACCGATGGTCGTCAAGGCCAACGGGCACAGCTACAAGCTGCCCGTCTATATGCCTGGCACCATCATGTCGTCGATGCTCGCCCTCGCCAATGCGCAGGCGGACCCTGCAGCTGCAACGCCGGCGATGCGCGACGCATATCGGGCGCTGTTCGGCGACGACAAGGCCGAGGCTGCGATGCGCGACGTCGGGCTCGACGAGCTGCAGCAGATAGTGCAGGAGGCATACAAAGTTGGGCCGGGGGAACGGAAAGCCTCGCCGAGATCCTCACCGAATGGTGGGACGCGGTCGAGGCGGACTTCCAACGGTTCTACGGGCTAGATCTTCACGAGTGCGTCTGGGGTGAGTCGGCGCAAACGCTGCGCCGACTCATCAGCCTGGTGCGCTATCTGCCGAGCGAAGGCGCGCTCTATTACGAGACTCACGATGAAAAGGGCAACCCGACATATGGGGCGGCCAAGCCGACGGCTCGGACCGTGACGTCGCTGTCCGGCGTCAACCTCGCGGCACTCTATGCCAGCGCGGAGCAAGGACTGAACTGACGTGACGACTCTCGCCGGCAAGGCGCTCGTCCCGTTCGAGGCTGACACATCAGGTCTGCTCGCGACCATCTCCGGCGCCGTCGGCGAGGCTGGAAAGATGTTCGGTGGCATGGTGCCGCTTGCCATCATCGGCGGGATCGCAGCTGCCGGCGCCGCGGTCGTCGACCTGGCGTCGAAGTATACGAGCGCAACCGACTTGATGGCCGCGAACTCGGGGATCACCATCAAGCAGGCGAACCTGATCGGGTCGGCGTTCCTGGCAACGGGCGGCCAGACCACGTTCACCGCCCAGGAAATGATGACGGCGTTTGCGCCGGTATCGGGTCAGCTCGCGACGCTCAATGGTGGTGCGCTCAACGCTGCGCAGTCGATGTCATTCATGTCGGCTGCGATGGCGCTCGCAGAGGCGACTGGAAGGCCCCTCGCATCGACGGTGTCGTCGCTCGCCAGCGTAATGCAGGCATATGGCATTCCGGTCAAGGACGCGGCGAGCGCGAGCGACCTGCTCTACAACGTCAGCCGCTCGTTGAACATGCCGATCGATTCCGTCGCCAGCGCAGTCGACAAGCTGCACACCAAACTCGGGCCACTGGCGCCATCGCTGAACGATGTGGGCACGCTGCTGCTCGACCTGGCGACTCACGGCGTCAGCGGTTCGCGCGGTCTGCTCGCGGTGAACACGGGCATGACGACGCTCCTCGGCGGCTCGAAGGCCACGGACGCCGAACTCAAGACGCTCGGGCTGAACGTATTCGACGCCAATGGGAAGTTCGTCGGCATGGCATCGGTGATCGGTCAACTCACACCGAAACTCGCCACGATGACCGAGGCGCAGCGACTCGCTGCCGAGAAGGCGCTGTTCGGTTCCGGCGCCGCCAAGACGCTCGACGCGACCATCATGGCCGGGCTGCCCGGCTGGGATAAGGCGGCGATCGCAGCTGACAAGACGGGCACCGCCCAGGCGGGTGCGGCGAAGGCGACCGACAACTTCGCCGGCATGTGGGATCGGCTCAAGACGCGCGTCATCGATTGGGCGACAGCGCTCGGCATGCAGTTGATGCCGGTCGTGACGACTGTGTTCGGCTTCCTCGTCAACACGGGCATCCCTGCTCTCGGCACACTTGTCGGCTGGGTCACGGACGTGATCAACATATTCGGCGGTCTCGGGCCCGTGCTGCTGGTGGTCGCCGGCGCGCTCGGAGCATGGATCGCCGCCACGCTCGTTATGAAGGGAATCGGATTCGCGACGTTCATCATCGAGTACATCACCCAGGCGGGTCTCGCCGCGGGTGTGACCGGCGTCTGGGCCAGCGTTCAGGCCATTCTCAACGCGGCGCTGCTCGCGAACCCGATCGGCGCCATCATCATCGGGCTCGTCGCCCTGGCGGCGGTGATCCTCCTGGTGGTCACCCACTTCAGTCTCGTCGAGAGCGTGGCGAAGACGGTTTGGAGCGCGGTACTCAGCGTGGTGATGAGCGTCTGGAACGCCATCAAGGGCGTTGTGCTGCCGATCCTGGCCGTCATCGAGGCGGCGATCTCGGTCGCGTTCAACGTCATCAAAGCTGTGTTCACGACGGTGCTGCCGGTGATCCTCGCTGTCGTGCAGGTCTGGTGGACAGTGGTCTCGACGATCTTCAAGGTGTACCTGGCGATCATCATCGGCGTGCTCCAGGTCGCGTTCAGCGTCATCACCGTCGCGTGGAACGTGCTGAGCACAGCGGTGAAGATCATCGTGCAAGCCCTCTGGGACGTCGTTTCGCAGATCTTCCAGATTGCCGCGGCGATCGTCATCGGCGTCGTCTCCGGTATCGCGACCGCTCTCGTCGCGATTTGGAACGCCATCAAGGGGTGGGTGCTGCCGATCGTCGGCGCGATCGGGTTCGGAATCACCCTCGCATTCACCATCGTGCGCGATACCCTCGCCGTCATCTGGTCGGTAATCACCGCGGTGATCAAGACGGTGTGGGGCGCGATCACCACGGTGTTCACCACGTTCGCAACGGTGATCGGCGGCATCTTCAACGGGATCCGCTCGGTGCTGAGCGCCGTCTGGACTGGCATCGGCAATGACGTGACCGGTGCGTGGAACGGCATCGTGAGCATCATCAAGGGCGCGGTGAACCTGATCATCTCGATCATCGACGGGATCATCGGCGGCATCAACAAGGTGACCGGTGCGATCCCCTTCCTCGGGTCGAAACTGCAGATCCCGCTCATCCCGCAGTGGCACGCCGGCGGCGGCTACTTCGACTCGCCAACGATGATCGGCGTCGGTGAGTCTGGCCCCGAGGTCGTCCTCAATCGCTCGCAGTTCCAGTCGATGATGGGTGGCGGCTCCGGTGCGAGCGGTGGCGCGGGCCAGGCGGCGCCGATGTACAACGAGTTCCACGTCCACGGCATCACCGCAGCTGAGGTCATCCCTGCGATGCGCGCGGAGATCGGCCGTTGGCACGGCCAGGCGCTGCAGCTCGCGGCCGCGAAGGGTAGGCGCTGATGGCCACCTGGACGAGCGCATCTGACGTCACGGCCGGCGACCGTTTACTCAACGTCAGCCGCGCTACCCGGCAGCTCAGCGATGGTGCGCAGGTCTTCCTCGAGTACGACCCCGGAGCAGCAGCGCCGAACCAGGTCTCGCTCATGCTCGCGGCGGACCACATCAGCACGCCCGTCTTCGTCGCCTCGATCTCGTCGAACAACTTCGACGTGCCAGGACTGCCACAGGCGCTCGACCTGGTCGTCGACGGCAGTGACAACCTCTACGTCATCGGCCAGGACAGCTCGAGCAGCGACAACCTCGGAGTCCAGGCGTTCACGAAGGGCAGCGGTCACACGTGGAGCGCGCAGCCATATCTCAACCCGGGCCCGAGTCAAACGGAGGGACAGAACCTCGGTGGCTTCGCTGCGCTCTGGTGCAACACCGGCGGCGGTACCGGCCAAGCGGGTCACCTGATCGTCATCTGCGACGACGCAGCCGGCAACGACTACGTCGTCATCATCGATGCGGGAAAGGCGCTCGCTGGAACGCAGAGCAGCCTCGTCACCAAGTGCACTATCAACCCGCCGTTCCTCGGCGGCGCTGGATACGCCGCGTCATCGGGCTCGAACCTTGCGCTCTCGGCTGATGGCTTCGGCGCTACCAGCGGGGTCGCCGCGAGTGCCACCACCGCGACCTCGTTCTGGCTCGGCGCGTGGGGCGTTACCTCGAGCGGCACGTTCACGGGCGGCGGCGGCCTGAGCCACAGCCTGACGTGCGGCACTCTCTCGCTTACGACGAAGATTCAACTCATCCGGCAGAGTTCGAATCTGTGGGCGGCAATTTATCGCTCCACGGGCACGCCGGCGCAGCTCTCCGTGCAGACCTGCTCGAGCTCGGCGCTGCTGGGCTTGCTCTCGGCCATCGGCACGACGTCGAACTTCCCTGCTCAGGGCGCGAGCCTCGCGTGGGCTGCCGCGGCTGGTCCGACGACGCCGACGAGCACGATCCTCATCCTCGGCTGGTCGACGCTGGCGTCGCACCTCGACGACCTGCTGCAGATGACGATCAATCTCTCGACGCCGACGGCGCCGGCGGTAGGTGCGGTGACGACGATCAACGCCGCGGTGTCTGGCGGCGGCGCGTCCGCGGACATGTCGACGCTGCGCATGGTCACGCAGCCGGTGGATCCGCTGCATGTGGACTGGCAGGCGTACAAGAGCACCTCGACCTACGGACTGCTGGGCTACTACACCGCGGCGCCGCAACCGCCAGGGCTGCCGTTGCTGACCTCGCCGACCGGTGGTGTGGTTCCACTCGTCGCCGGCAACCTCGTCCTCGACTGGACATTCGTACTGGGCCAGCCGAGCGATGCGCAGACCGGTGCCTATGTGCGCCGCGATTCGGCCGCTGGCTTTCAGTGGTGGACCGGCGCGGCGTGGACGGCGGCGCAGGCCGGCGCGACGGGCGGCGCCGAGGTTGCGGTTACGGGGCTGACGACGGTCTCGCAGGTCACCACGAGCACCTGGACGGCGGCGGGCATCTACTCCTACTCAGTGCAGACCATCGGCGCCACCGGCCTGCTCAGCGGCTACGCGTCGGCGATCACCTTCCAGATTGCCAACATCGCGCCCTCCACGCCCACGCTGACGGCCGTCTACAACGCCGCGACCAATCAGACGACCGTGACGCTGACGGGCAGCGCAGGCGGTCCCACGGGCGATGTGTGGTTCAGCGACAACGGCGGCGCGACCTGGACGCTGATGCGCGGCGCCGCGGCGCTCACGTGCTATCCAACGCCGGCGGTGCTCATCGATCCCGAGCAGCCGTCAGGTGTCACGCGCCAGTACCAGGCGCAGGTCTGGACGGGCGCGCCGGTGAGCTATTCGGCCTTCGCCGCGGCCTCGGTGACCGGACAGGTCTCGGCCTTCTGGCTGATCGACCCGCTCGGCCTGGTGCCGGCCGTCAACGTCTACATCAAACGCGGCACCTACAAGACGACGGTGCGCAAGCAGCAGACCGAGCACTTCCCGCTCGGCTCGCCCTTCTCGCTCGTGGCGTTCGGCGGTCTCACCGGGCGGCAGTTCGACATGACGCTGCTGACGACGAGTGTCGCCACGGAGACCGCCCTCGAGGCGCTCCTCAGCCTAACCCGCACGATCCTGCTGCAGTCGCCAGAACCGCTCCAGGTCTACGTCAACAACATGACCGACGTCGGCACGGATCTGCCCGTGATCGAGACTGCCCACGCCAGCTTCCGCGAGCATGCGGTCACGTTCGTCGAGGCGGCGCGTCCGTAGTGCCCGGTTCGGGCGTCGTCAACATCTCGGCGAAGTACTCGCAGGCGCTGAAAGGCTCGAGCGTCACGCCGATCGCTGCCGCCGAGGTCTGGGGTGGCGAGGTGCTGCTCGCGCGGTTCCAGATGGAGGCGAGCAGTTCGCTGACGGTCGATCGCAACAACGCGATGCGCCGCACGATTTCGGTGGTGCTCACCGAGGGCGTCGCCTTCGATCCACTCGGCAACATCGTCCCGGTCGTGCCGCGCGGGCCCAACGGCATCTTCACGCCGTACGGCAACGAGCTCGTGACCTACTCGGGACTGGCGTACCCGGATGGGACGCAGGAGCTCATTCAGGACGGTGTCTTCGGCATTGGTGAGAACGATATGGACGGCAGCGGGGCCGACCTGGTTGTGACGCTGCTGGCGAGCGACCGGGGCGCAGCGTTTCAGCGTGCGGGCTTCGCCGACCTCTGGCCCGTGACGCCCGGCGTCGATCTGGGCGGAGAAATCCAGAGGATGCTCTCATCGCTGCCGGTCGGCTTCACGCCGACGTTCAACTTCGCACCGACCGGCTTCCTCACGCCGGCGGCGCCGCCGATCTTCAAGCCCGGTGACGACCCGTGGGCGGGCGCGATCCAGATGGCAACGGACGCCGGCTGCGAGCTCTTCCCGGATCCGACAGGCGTGATCACGCTGCTGCCGGTTCCGAACCCCGTGGGCTCGCCGACCGCCTGGACCTACGCCGAGGGACTCGGCAACCTGGCCACCGAGATCGTGCGTTCGCTGAGCCGCAAGACGGCGTTCAACTACGTCATCGCGACCGGCTCGGGCTCAGGCGTCGCGGTACCGATCCAGAGCCAATCGCCACATGGCATCGACCTCAACTCGGCGAGCTCAACCTTCGTCGGCGGTAAGTACGGGCGCCAGGTTCTCAACTACACGTCGCCGAATATCAACGTGCAGGCGCAGGCCGACACCGTCGCCGACGCCCAGCTACTGCTCTCGCTGGGCTCGATCGAGGCGATCACGCTCACCGCGTTCCCGAAGCCGGACCACGACGTCGACGACGTGATCTCGGTCACCCATACGCCGACCGGAATCGCAGCCGGCCTGTACGTCATGGACGGCTACACGAAGGGCTATGGCTCGGGCGGCAAGCTCGTGGCCGGCTGCCGGTCTATCGCCGCCTTCCCACAACCGTCATAGGAGCAGCCATGACCAACCTCGGAGGCCCGCAGCCGCCGCCGGCAACGCCTGGTGACCTAGCCATCGCCCTCACCAGCACGCCGAGTCCTGACTCGAGCACAACGGCCGGCGCGGCGTCGCTCACGCTGGCGAGCGGCGTCGTGCAGTCGATCCAACCAGGGCCGCCGCGAACGCTGACGGTCACGATCCTCGGCAACCCCACACCGGCGGCGGGAGTCGTCTACGCGCCGACCTACTCGCCGCGAACCGGTGACACCGTCTACATGCTCGTCAACGGGACCGATTACACCGTGCTCTACGGTCCACCAGGCGCGCCACCGCCGGCGCAGGTCGGTGAGTACAAGGCGTTCGGCGGAGCGGTTTCGGATCCCGCGTGGTTGCTCGCTGACGGCTCATCGTTCAACGGCACCACATATTGGGAGCTGGCGGCTTTCCTCGGCGGGACGACGCTGCCAGACGCGCGCGGCGTGGCAATCATGGGCGCCGGCGTCAATGGCATCGTGCTCGGAACGCGTTCCGCGCTCGGCAGCCAGCCCGCGCACACGCACACGAGCGCGGCGCACCTCCATGGCTCGGGCGGACCACACACCCACACTACCGAGGGATTCCAGAACTCGAACCTGACCGCTGGAGCGTCGGGCGTCAACGTGGTCGGCGGCTCGGCGACCTCAGGAAGCACCGACCCCGGCAACACGGCGAGCACCACACCTGGCGCGACTGGCTCGACCGGCTCCGGCACCGCGAACGTCCCGCCGAACCTCGGCGCGAACGTCTACATCAGGGCGTATTAGGCCGTCTTCAGCGCGGCCTCGATGTGCGCGAGTGTGAGGTCTCCGGTGGCGAGCGCGGCCGCGATCGCTGGGATCTCTGCGAGAGCCGCCGACTGCGCCGCGGACAGACCGGCGCCGGCCACCGCGAGAACGCCGCTCGCCGGAGGATAGCCCGCGTTGTACGGGCTCACCGCGCGCCGGATGATATCGATGTTGTTCGGCGGCGTCGTCGCGAGGGACGTGCCGCCGTTGAGCGCGACGGGCTGAAACACCGCCGCGTGAAGGTCTGCGATCTGCTGCTCTGCGGCCGCGCTCATGGTGTCAACCTCCGATAGATCGATGACGAGGTGCGGGCCGTTCCCGTCGGAGCAGGCTCGCATGTCGAAGCCGTTTTGATATGTCGCCGTCCACACCTGGTAGTACGCGCCCGACGCGTCATAGATCGCGACCCAATGCGCGGCCGCGGCCGGAGGCGGCGTCGGGACCGCGTTCCCGGTGCAGTGCACCAGGCCGACGACGTAGTGACCGAGCGGTATCGCCGCGGCGACGACGTCCGCGAGATTCCCTGCGACGACGCTCGTGCGCGCGGCGCTCAGCACCTTCGCGACGCCGGCGGCGAGCATCTCCGCGGTTGAGTTGTCCTCGATCGGCATCACGACGGCCTTGTCTGCCAGACGAAGAATCGATTGACACGCGAGCGATCCGCACTCGGCGTGGTCTGCGAGCTGAGACTCTGCCGAGCCGACGACCGGCGCGATGAGGGTCAAGCGGGCGGTGGAGCAGGCGTGGGCGCAACTGGAGCGACAGGTGTTCCGCCGAACGCGTTGTTCAGCGAGTCGATCGCCTTCGACGCGGCCAGCAGGATCCCGCTGATGATCGCTATCTGCGGCCCGTATTTGACAGAGTCGGCGGGAACGGCCTGCGCGAGTGCGGTCGCGCCGAGGCCGAACGTGAACCCGAGAAGGCCGACGACCGCCAGGCCGTCGTGGCACCAGTTGCGCAGCTGCGTGAGCGTCGGCAGTTTCATGGCGCCTCTCCGAACGGCTCGGAGACGACGTCAGCCATGCCTGAGCGCTTGGCGATCGCGCGGTGCTCGCCGGCGCCGTAGAAGCGCGCATACGAGCTCCACTCGCCCTCGGCGTTGGCGACGACACGCGTCGTGTAGTCGGTGCCGTCCGGGCGCGAGAGCATCGAGTCGACCTCCTCCCCGGCGCCGAATCCGGTGCCGTGGATCACCACCTGGCCGCCGACGATCGCAGCCTCGACGCGCGCGCCGACCGGCGGCGGCTCCGCGAGCTTGGCTTTGGCCGGCGACGCCTCGGGGCTCGGTTCGCTGAGTTGCTCGGTCATCGTCGGCCTCCTCGGGTGGGTTGTGGATCGAGCGCCCGCGCTTCACAGCCGGGACAGCTCGGCGGGGGAAGGCGGCGAGCCGCGGCTCTGGCGAAGTACTCGCCGCACAAGGCTCTGGCATTCTCGCGGAGTTCCTTGAGGCGCGCGCGTTCGGAACCTGGAAGGTCGAGGAGTTCCGCCAGGGCCTCATCGCCGGCCTGGTCAATCGCGTCGCTGGCGCGCATGCCGTGTCGTGCGTCGGTCGTCAGCGCGGACGTGACTGGATCACCTCACGCCGCAGTGTGGACCCCGGCGCGGGGAATCGCAAGCGCCGAGGGTCAGTCCTAGGCCGGCTTGTCCCCTCTGCTCAGCTGCTCGATGATCTCCATCGCCACCTCGAGACGTTCCTTGAGCCAAGCGACCTCGGACTCGTCCGACGCCTGGCGCGTGACGACACGCGGCACCCGATCGATCGTCGTCGAGCCGGGCGGATAGCGCCACTCGGACATGATCTTCGCCGAGGCGACCAATTCGGGATCCACGCGGTCGAGGTCGATCAGCCAGTGCCCGAGTTCGTTGCGCTCGGCCAGGAGCTTGCCGTCCCGGCGCCAACGATGCAGCGTCTGGGACGAGAGCCCGAGCTCCACCGCGGCCTGGGGAATGGTCCGCAACCGGGCGGGTTTCGGCGACGGAGCTGGTTTTCGCCTCGCTCGGGTCACCGTGATCGGGGACGGTACACCGGGTCACGTCAGGTCCACAACCGAACGCTCGTTCGCACCGCCGGATGGCTGACCGGGAACCGAGGAGAAGGCGTGCACGAAACGCCGGGCCAGCTCGCCAGGATCGCCGCCTTTCGCGAGCTCCTCACGGGCCCGTGCCTCGATCGGCCCGACGTCCTCGATCAGCTTGTGGCGCTCGGCGACGCTCATGCCGTGGACAGAGCCCTCGCCGTACTTGCGCACGAACACGCTGAGCTCGGCGTGGCGACGGATGCGATCGTCGATCATCGACTGGTCGAAGGCTGCGAGCCGCATCTCAACCGTCGTCGGCGCTGGCGGTTCGAGGAGTGGCTTCGGCTCTTCCCGGACTCGCTCTTCGACGGCGAACTCGATGCCGAGCCGAAGGCGAGCGAGCGACGGGAACCGCTCGCTGGTCTCGCCGAGCAGGATCACCGCCGCCATCACGTCGCTGAATGAGAACTGGTCGAGCGACTTCCGCCAGCCGCTCCAGGTCTCGGCCGCGCCGGCGACGGGGTCGGTTGGCCAGCGCAGCCCGGCGACCAGGCGGATCTCCTCGAGGTCAGCGTTGCTCAGCACTTCTGGCCTCCTCGGCGCGCATCTCGGCTAGTCGCGCCTTCTCGGCTCGGACGCGCACGTCGACGGGGTTCTCCGATGGCGCGGTGAGCGCCGGAGGTCGGATTCGACCGATTGGTGTTCCGGCCTGGTGGCGCTCGACGTCGCCAACGATCCAGGCGAGTCGCGCAGGTTGCTCGTTGCGTCGCGCGAGCTCGCGAACGGCGATCGCCAGGACCTCATCGCGATGCCCGGCGTCGCGCAGTTCCTTCGCGGCAGCGCCAACCCGCGCTGGCATTCTCGCGACCGGCTCCGCTCCTGCTGCTCGACAGGCGTCGACGTAGACGCCGACCAGGTCGACACGTACTGGTTCCAGAAGGTCGGCAAATGCCGCGGCATCGTCGGCTGCTGCTGCCACTACGACGGAGCCGTTAGGCGTAGTCGTAGTGGTTACCGGGTTAACGGGACGGGACTCCACGCGCGCGCCCGAGGGCAAAGGCTTAAGCAAATCTGGAGCATTTGCTTCGGGGTTTGATCTTGAAACGCGTCCCCCGCGCCTTCCAGCTTCCCGCCTCTTAACAATTAAATCCGAGGGCGGAAAATACGCAGCGACGTCGTGGACGACGAACGCACCGCCCTCGCCGCGCTCCCACCGGCCAGCCTCGACGAGCTCAGCAATTGCTCGGGTCGGCACCCCTTGCGTTCGCGCAAGCATCGAAGCACTTGCTTGAGCAATTGCTCCGCCATTCTCGGGCCAGCCGGCGCCGATGAAACTGAGTCCAAACACCCATAGAAGGCGTGCTCCCGGCGTCAACGCGAGCAGCTTCTGGTTGTGCCAGGCGCGGTCATCCAAGCGGGCCCAGGTCACTGGCTCTCCAGCGTGAGCACGACCGCCTCGACGGCCACCTCGAGGTCCTGCCGGTCGTTGCCGGTGTCAATGAGCTCGAGCACCGTGTTGATTAGCGACGCGAGCTCGCCGTCCACCAGGCCGACGCGCGGCGTCATCGCCGCCACCACGGCCGTCAGCGCCTTGAGCATCCGCCGTGCCTCGGTCGGCGTGAGGTCCTCAGCAATCCACCACGGCACCATCTGGGGGTGGGCTACGACCACCGACAGCTTTCGTGCCTTACCCTCAACCCGCTTTTCTAGCCCAGCCTCAACCGGGTCTTGTTGTCCGACGACGTCCTGATTGGAAGGCTGAGTTTGTGAAGGGTCTCCGTCTGACACGTTTCCTTCCAAGCTGGATGTCGCCGGTTCGAGTCCGGTCTCCCGCTCCATTGTCACCGACGGTGATTCACTCTCAGCATTGGTTGGAAGGACGTCGTCATCTAGGGCGGGCACGGAGAAATCTCGCTGTCCGCCCGCACTGTCATCAATGCTGTACGTTCGCTGACCGTGAAAGTCATCGGCGCTCCCACACCCGTCTGGGATGCGGCCGTCGATGCCTACCTTGGGCGTCTGCGCGCTGACAATTGCACCCCGGCCACCATCGAGACGTACCGCACCCTGCTCATCGGCGGTCGATCCGTCGCCTTCCGGAAGCGCCACGAGGTGACGAACCCTGGCCAGCTGGTGCCCGTCGTGCTCGAGTCGCTGAAACGAGAGTTCCTCTGCGACGGCTTGCGGCCATCGACCGTCGACGACTACTGCCGGGTGTGGCGCAGCTTCTCGAGCTATTGCATCGATCGCGGCTGGCTGACCTCTGTCGACATCCTCCGTGTCAAGGGACCGCGGCAGCCCCAGGTCCGCCCGCCGGTTTTCACGGCTGAGGAAGAAAGGCTCCTCCTCAGCGCCTGTCGCTGTCGTCGCGACCGCGTCCTGGTGCGAATCGTCATCGAAACCGGGCTCCGACGGTCGGAGATCGCGAATCTCACCGTCGATGATTTGATCGACGCCGGCCAGGCCTGGGTCGTCCGCGTCCGACAGGGTAAGGGTCGCAAGGATCGCGGCGTGCCCATCTCCGACGCCTTCGCCGCCGAGCTCGAGCAGTACCTCTCGAAGGTTCGGCCGCGAGCCGTCTGCCGGAGCCTGTTCCTCACCAGCACCAGGTGCGTCGCCGGCGATTTTGGACCTCTCTCCTCCACCGGGATCTACATGATCTGGCGACGCCTCGGACAGGCCACCGGGATCCGCGCGTATCCCCACAAGGCTCGGCACACGTTCGCCACCCGGCTCGCGCAGGACGGAGTCGTCCCTTGGGCGATCCAGCGCGCGCTCGGTCACAGCACGATCGCGATGACCGAGCGATACGTAGATGCCGCCTCGATCGATCTGCTCGACGCCTTCGCGCGGCGCACCCCGCGCCAACGGACGGGGCTGAGACTCTGATCTGTTGCCGTCGGGCTGCGACGTTTGGTAGGGTACGGCCATCGATCTCTCCTTTGGCTGGGAGTGGGTTTGCTTCTGCGGCGTCGGCTAGCACCGGCGCCGCCGGCATTTAAGGGGCGCTCGCTCTCCACTCGACGGGATGCTACGCGCCCAGGTCAGGAATGTGAATGGGTCACGTCACCAGGGGCGTGCCCTCGTCGAAACCGAGCTCGGCGACGCTGACCTTGAGCGCTCTCGCCAAGCTCTGCTGGAGTAGCAGCCGCGGCACGCGGTCCTCGCGCTCGAGGTACTGAATCGCCCGCAGGCTGATATGAGCCTTTGCTGAGAGCTGCTCCTGCGTCCAACCGCGGGCAGTGCGAAGTTCCGCTAAACGACTCACGGACCGCATCCTACACGCCCTGACGCGATCCCGTAAAAGTGCGGTTGACAAACCGGCCCGTCTGCGCCCATGATGCCGCGTGATAGGGTCACATCACCCCGGAGGCGACATGGCAAATTGGATCGGCGACGAGAGCTACGACGCCTGGCGTCCGAGCCCTGGATTTGACTGGTTCTCGTTCACGGTGATCATCCTCGCCTTGGTCGTCCTGGCACTCGTCGGGTTGGCGAACTCGTGAGCGCCCAGGTCGCGACACGGAGCAAGCCTCTCCGCGGCAGGGCACTGCAGGCGTTTCTCGACAGCCTCACGTTGCTCCACGGTGCGCACGAGCCCGACGGACAGATGTGCGTCATGGAGGCGGTGGCCTTCATCGCCGGCGAGAAGTGGAGCGACCACCCGACCTGCGCGTCGAAGGTCATCAGCGACTTCCTGCGCGGCTGGAACGACGGCATGGACGACACCGATCGTCAGATGCTCAAGCCGTACATCCCGAGGCTCGTCAACACCGCAGGGACATCTGCCCAAGAGCGTGAGCGCTCGTGGATGGCGCTCGACTGGTACTGCCGCGTCAGCGCACCCGCGTGGCTGCGTCTCGCGAAGCTCGACGCGGAAGCTCAGGCGATCGAGGCCACAGCACCGATCACTGACTCGAAGAGCGCGAAGGCGGCGCAGACGGCACTGAATGCGGCAAGTGCGAAAGCACGAGCCGCGTGGGCCGCCGCGTGGGCCGCCGCGGGGGCCGCCGCGAGGGCCGCCGCGGGGGCCGCCGCGTGGGACGCCGCGTGGGCCGCCGCGGGGGCCGCCGCGAGGGCCGCCGCGGGGGCCGCCGCGTGGGACGCCGCGTGGGCCGCCGCGTGGGCCGCCGCGAGGGCCGCCGCGGGGGCCGCCGCGCTCCGACCTACGGTCGTGGCGCTCCAGGCCAGTGCACTCGAGCTGCTCGATCGGATGCTTGCGGTCACAGCGTGAGCGACCAGGTCGAGGAGCCGGTCGTGAAGGTGACCGTCATCGTGCCGCAGTCGAAGATCGGCGCGGTTTACGCCGCTGTCGGCGCCGCGATCGGGGGGGGGGCTGAAGTGACGTCGCCTCGAAGGAAGAGTTCGGGCGCCTGGACTGCCGAGAGGAGAGCCGCACAACGTGATCGGCTGATCGCCACACGCGCGGCAGGGAAGATCAAGTGAGCCCGCGCCAGCTGCGACCGCAGACACGGCGCGTAGACCGCGGCCGCAATCACGAGTACTTCCTCGACGGCACGAAGTGTGACGGCGTCACGACCCTGCTGAACGGTGGCGTGCCGAAGCCGGCGCTCACCGCCTGGGCCGCGCGATCGGTCGCTGAGTTCGTCGCCTCGAGGCGCGGCATCCTCACCGAACTCGGCGACGACGAGTTGATCGACCTGTGCAAGGGCGTGCCGTTCCGCGACCGCGACAAGGCGGCGAATCGCGGCACCGAAGTGCACGCGCTCGCCGCTCGCCTCGGCGCCGGCGAGAAGAACGTCACGGTGCCCGAGGAACTGCTCGGTCCCGTCGACGCCTACATCGCCTGGGAAGCAGCGTGGCAACCGACCAACGTGCGCACCGAGCTGACGGTCATCAACCGGCGCTATCGCTACATGGGCACGCTCGACTGGCTCGGCGAGCTCGAGGACCTCGGCACGACGCTGCTCGATATCAAGACGTCGCGCAGCGGCATCTTCGCCGAGACCGGCCTCCAGGCGATCGCCTACGGCAGCGCCGAGTCGATCCTGCACGACGACGGCAGCGAGGAACCGATGCCGCACGTCGAGACCTATGCGGCGCTGTGGCTGACGCCTGACGACTTTCAGTTCTACGTGCTGCACGTCGACGAGCAGGACTTCCGCGAGTTCCTGTATGCGGCGCAGACGACCAGGTGGATCCGCGAGCGCGCCGGCGACAGAGCCACGCGTCCCGTCGTCAGCGGTGCGCTGGTGCCGCCGACAACCAAGGCCAATCTTTCGGTCGTCAAGGAGGCAACGGCGTGAACCACGACCACGAATGGCGTGACGACCCGGCGCGGTCGTGGCTCCTGACCTTCGGTAACGTCAAGCGCGCGAAGATCGCACGGAAGGCGGCGGAACTCGTCCTCCACGACGTGCCTGGCGCGTCATACCACTTCGTTGTCTGTAGCTGCGGAACTCGCGCTCTTCTATGGGATGCGCCGGGAGAGAGCTATAGCGTCAGCGCAAAGGAGGCAACAGCATGATCGACGCCTCCACGCTTCGCCGGTTCGCTGCAAAAGTGCTTGTCGGCGACGGCTGCTGGATCTGGCAGGGCTCAATCGATCATCACGGCTATGGGCGGTTCCGCTACAACGGGAAGACGATGGGCGCGCATCAGGCATCGTTCGACATGTTCGTCGGCCGAATGCCCCAGGGATGTGAGCCAGACCACACGTGCGGCACCACCGCCTGCGTGCGTCCCGATCATCTGGATCCGGTAACGCATCGCGAGAACCTGCTCCGCGGCAAGACCTTGACCGCGCTGAATGCGGCAGCAACGCATTGCCCGCGGAATCACCTCTACGACGAGACGAACACGCGTCTCAACAACGGCAGCCGTATATGCAGGACGTGCCATCGAGAGCGAGAACGCGCCAAGAGACAGGGAGTCGCCGCATGACAGATCTCGACACCGCGGCGGCGGCGCCGCAGCCCGAGGTCGTCGCTGGCCTTCCGCTCGCCGACGACAAGGCGCTGATCGCGCGCACTCCCGAGCTACACCTTCCGGCGATTCCGAGCAACGGCAAGCTCTCGTCTTGGTCCCTTATCCCACACGCCGCGACGCTGGCACGCATGGTGGCGGCGACCGACTTCGTCCCGTCCGGACTGCGCAACAAGCCGGCGAGCGTCGCCGCGCTGATGCTCCTCGGCCACGAACTCGGTCTAGGACCGATGGCGTCGATGCAAGCGATGACGGTCACGCCACACAAGACCGACAGCCATGGCAACGACCACGGCGGAGACATCATCACGTGGGCCAGGACGCTCCGCGCGCTCGTGCGTTCGCACGGTCACAAGATCTGGCCGGATCCGAACGAGTATACGTCGCAGCGCGTGCGCTGGTGGGGATATCGCGCCGACGACCCCGAGCACGTGATGTCGATTCTCTGGACGATGGAAGAGGCGAAGGCTGCCGGCTTGCTCGAAATGCCGTATGGCAAGCCTGGACCGTGGCAGAAGCAACCGCGGGCCCAGCTGAGCGCACGCGCCAGCGCCGAGCTCTGCCGGCTGCTCGACGAAGACGGTCTGCTCGGGATCTCGCATGTTGTCGAGGAGATGGATGAGGCCGAGCGCGAGACGATCGATATCGTCGACACAGCCGCGGCAACCGAAGTCGAGCATTCGGACGAGCCGAAAGCTGACGCACCCGAAAGTGGGGGAACACGACGCCGCTCGACGCGAGCGCGCACGACGCCGATGACAGCTGCAGGCGCGCCGCAGGTCGACGCGCCGAAGGTTGAGCTCGAGGTCCCAGGCGACACGCCCGAAACTCAGACGGGTTCACAAGCGCCGGCGGCGGGTACTCCACCAGACAACCCGTCGCCGGTCGCCGACCTCGAGGTGCCGGGCGACGAAGACCGTATCCAGATCACCGACGCCGGCGTCGCAGCTGCAGAAGCGCAAGCGCCCACTGTCGACCAGGTCGTCGACGAGCTCAACGCCGCGACGACGGTCGAGCACATGCCGAACGATCAGAAGATCGCGATGCTGTGCCGCGAAGCTGGCATCGATCGAGCAAAGCTCGTCTCGATCATGACCGACAAACGCAGCGACAGCGCGAAGGACCTGTCGCAGTCGCAGTCGGCATTCGTCATCGAGCACGTGCGAGCTGTCATCCGCGGCGAGGAGCGTTTCAACGCCAGCACGATCCCGCCGTTCGTCGTCATCCCTGACGCCGAGCTCGCCGAGCAGGCGCGCATCGAGCTGTCACGTCTCGCCGGCGGCGACAGGCTGCGACCAACGCTCGCCTCACTCGGCTGGGACGAAGAGCAGCACGGCAAGGTCACGACCTGGCTCAGCGGCCTCGACCGTCAGAAGCTCCTCGAGGTCCTGGGCGCTGCTCGTTCAGCACAACCACCAACGGAGGCAACCGAATGACCCTGACCGCTTTCGAGGCGCACGACGTTTTGAGTGTCGGTATCGAGATCCCCGGCGCAGCCGGCGGTCTGCGCGATCCGCTCAAACTCGACCCTGTCGAGATGGCGCTGGAGTCGACCTGCGTCGTCATCCTCAAGCTCTCCGTCAGCAAGGTTCGCTTCGACCCGATCAAGGACACGGACGGCGGACTGACGCGGGTACATGTGATGAACGTCGTCGAGGCGGCGTTCGCAGACGAAGGCGCCGTCGAGAGCATCCTGGCCGAGACGCGGCGTCGTGTTGAGGAGCAGAAGAAGCTCGACGACGAGGCGAAGGGTACGCCGCAGCTGCCACTCGACGAGGCGGCGTCAACAAAGCCACATCGCAAGACGGCGGAGGAGCGGATCGCAGAAGATGCCGCGCGCCCTTTCGACCCCTCACTCGTGCCGAGCGGCGTCGCCTAGAGTGGGCGTAGATCTCGAGCTCAAGCGAGCGCGAAGCCGCCGGTATGTGGCGAATCATCCGGAGGCGATTCGCGAAAGGAATCGCCGGTACTACCTCGCGCATCGAGAGGAGATGCTCGAGAGGAGCACCCACTGGCGGGTTGCCAACCCCGAGAAGGTGCGCGAAGCCAACAGGCGTTGCTCACACGAGCACCCCGAGTATTCGCGGACGCGCCGCACAAAGAAGATCGGTGCGTTTGTGGCGTCAGTCTCCTTGCGAGAGATCTTTGACCGCTGCCACGGTCGTTGCCACATCTGCGGCGGTCGGGTGCGGTGGGAAACTGCATACCCCGACCCACTGTCGAAGAGCATCGACCATCTGATCCCGCTTTCACCTAAGCACGGCAAAGGCACACACGAGCCGTCCAACGTCGCCCTCGCGCATCTGCGCTGCAACATCCAACGCGGCGCCGGCAGATCGCCAGCGCAACTCTGGCTACTCGTCGCATGAGCTCCCTATCTGAGTGCCGGCCGGGCGTAATCTCAACTGTCAGCGGTAGCGCTATCCCTCGCGCCATCCCCGCCGCTGCCGGTCGGCACTTCCTTCACATGTCGGAGCAGCAGCTGTACGACTGCGTCGTCGGCTCGAAGAGCAAGCCAGGCTTGGCGCGCGTCTACGGTTTCAGGATCGCGCACTTTCGGCCGGCGATGACCAGTCGCGGCATGCGCACACCTGTGAGCGCAGATGGCGCCGGTTTCCCTGACCTCGTGATGACCAAAGGCAGTCGGCTCCTGGTCGTCGAGCTCAAGGCCGACAATGCTGCTCGAGTGCCGGTCGAGCAGATTGCCTGGCTGCAGGCGTTTCGTGACGCCGGCGCCGAAGCGTGGATCTGGCGACCGTCGCATTGGCACGACGGCACGATCGAGCGCGAGCTCCGCAAGTGAAGGACCAGCGATCGCGCTTCTACCACCGCAGGAATCCGCCGCACGGCGATGGCGGGCGCTTCGCCAACGGCACAACGCTCTACACGCGCTACGACGGCAGCTCGCGCTGGCTCCGACACTTCCACGACGGCGCACCTGATGAGCGTGTCCGTCTCGAGTGGCTCTCTGACGAGGGAGCGCGGATGTTGCGGCACATGTTCGTGATCCTCGTCGCCGCCTTCCTCGTGTTTTGGTTCTGGTGATGAGAACCCCGACTACCGAGCAACTTATCAGGCCCACGGAGGAGGGCTTTCCGGGCTGGGAGGCCATCGCCCAGGAGCTTGCCGGTGAGGTCACACGGCTGCGTTCGGAGATCGACCGGCTCAAGGGTGGCGACGGCAAGGAACCGCTCGCCTCGAAAGCGGACTGGACGCATCCGCTCTACCCGGTGTGGGTCGCACTTGGCCTCGATGACATTCACGTTCTGGTGGCTGCGTGGCACGAGGTTCGCGACGGCAGATGCCCGAAGTGTCAGGGCAGCGTGGAAAGCGCCGAGTACGCGGATGCTGTCTGCGACCCCTGCCAACTGGTCTACTACGCGACTGATGGCCACTTTGCGATCGACACGGTTGAGCGAGCCATGGACCGAGGGCCAGACGTATGAAGTTCTGTCAACCGCATTGGGAGTCGCTCCGCGAGGCGATCCGAGAGCGTGGCCTGTACCGCTTCGTCGCCAAGAGCGGCCCGGAGGTCATGGGCAAGATGGTGGCCGACCACGGCGAGGCCGAAAACTTCGAGCCGCTGATGGGAGCACACAACGCGATCCTGTCTCAGATCATGCGGATCGGTGGGATCGACGTGATGATGGACAACCCCGACGGCACCGAGCGGTGTCCGATCTGCTACGCGAACGCGAAGCACAAGGAGTTTTGCACCGATCCGGTCTGCACCTACAGCTACGACCACTTCATTGAACGCGCCGCTGACGATGCCTTGGCCGAGGCGACGCGCCGTGGCCTGGTTGGGACCGCCTGATAATGCCGAAGGCAACCCCGATTCTCGCGGTCAAACGATGATCCACTGCGGCGACGCTCTCGAGATATTGCCGACGCTCGCTGGCGGGAGCGTCCAGACGGTCGTCACGGCGCCGCCGTTTTGGCCAATTGTCGAATACGGCGGCACACTCGGTCGTGAGTCGACGCCTGAGGAGTACATCGAGCACCTGGTCGCGATCTTCCGCCAGGTGTGGCGTGTAACGCGTCCTGACGCCACGCTCTGGCTCAATCTCGGCGATTCACGCACTGGCGGCGTCGTCGGAATGCCGTACCGCGTCGCTTTCGCGCTCACCGACGACGGATGGCTGCTGGCGCGCGAAATCATCCTCGACTATCGCAACGGACCGCTCGATCGGCTGTTTTTGCTCGCCAAGGACCAACACGCACGCTACGAGCCGACTGGAATGACGAAATCACCCGTTTGGGCGCACAAAACCGTATTCACGGAGGCGCGATTCGAGCCGATGCCGCAACAGTTCGCCGCGCGGTGCATCGCTTCGTCGACACGGGTGCACGACGTCGTTCTTGACCCGTTCGCCGGCAGTGGCACGACGCTGGTAGCGGCTGCAGAGCTCGGACGTCAGTTCATCGGCATCGAGATCGATCCATCCGACGTCGAGCTGGCTGAGCAGCGCGTCGCGAAGGTCATTTGAGGGAAAGGGCATGATCACCCAGGACGCCATCGTCAATCTGAACCTGCTGCCGGGCGATGCGCTCGAAATCGAGTGGGTCGATGCACGCTACCTCAGCGGCTGGCACGATCGGCCCGAAATCCTCTCCTGGGAGCGCGATTTCAACAAGCACCGAAGCACCGGCACCTTTGTGTTCGCGAACGACGAGAATCTGCTCTTCTGCGAGACCTGGAGTCCGCCCGGATGGGAGCACAAGAGCGTCGGCGGCACAAACTCGATCCCGCTTTCGTCGATTCTCGGCATTTGGCGGCTTGAGCGTGTCGAGATCGTCGAGGCGCAGCTCGGTGAGGCAAAAGAAGAGGTCTCACATGCCGGCGCACCAAGCAATGCGGTCATCGCCGAGCTCGCCTTCACCTGGCGCACGTACGACGCGGCACTCAGCCGCGCGCTGAGCGATCCCACCTCAGCGCGTGTGTCGATCATCGACCTGCAGAAGCCGGCGTCAGAGGCGGCACAAGCCTTGCGCGTCGCCGTCGATCAACGCCTGGCAGCCGATGGCGAGGATGGCTAACCGACCGACACTGCCATGTCGGCAACCTGGCTGCAGCGAACTCATCCCGGGTGGTGGTTTCTGTGAGGCGCACAAACGACCGACCTGGAACAAAGACCACACCATGCCCGCAGGTTGGACGACCACAGTTCGACGCATCCTCAAGCGAGATCGCCTTTGCTATCTCTGTCACACGAGACGAGCGACGACAGTCGATCACATCGTTCCGAGGTCGGAAGGCGGATCGGATGATGACAGCAACCTCGCCGGCGCTTGCCAACCTTGCCACGACCGCAAATCACAGGCCGAGGCGAATCGAGGCCGCCTGAAATCCAGGGGTAGCACGGTTGGCGCACCACGCCGCGTGGTCATGGGCGAGGCCGGACCTGAGGTGATCCTCCACAAGCGACAGTTCGGCGACGAGGACCGCGCCAGAATCTAGGCCGCCTCGGAAATCTAGGGCGCCTGGTGTCAACGGTGGGCACTCACGACGTCGCCCGGGCAGGCAGGATCGATGCCGTCCGTGCCGACCGCACGGCACCCTTGAAAATCAAGGGCGCCCAGGAAATCTGGGTGGGATCTCTGGGCGATCGCCGAGGTCGCAAAATCGAGGCCGGGTGGTGGCAGGGGGTATACCACCGCCGAGCATCGATCGTCGGTACCGGTGGACCGGTTTTGATCATGTGCGGCCGAATCGCGCGATTTTCGGTCCGGGAGCAGACTCTGACCGTGAGCAAGCCGGGCCCGCGGCCGACTCCGACGAAACTGCGCGTCCTGAAGGGTGAGACGAGGCCTTCGAGGCTCAATCCGAACGAGCCGGTGATCGCCGACGGCGAGATCAGGCCGCTGCTTCCGCTCTCCGACCTGGCGCAGCTCGCCTGGAACGCGATCGTGGCGAGCCTGAGCGGCTCGCGAGTGCTGTCGCCGGCGGATGCACCGCTGCTCGGCGTGCTATGCGAGCACTACGCGATGCACCACGAGATGATCTGGCACCTCCGGGCGCTGGCGACGAAGGACGCGGCGTTTCTGGTGGACGGCCGGCACGGAAATGCCACTGATCGCGTGAAAAACCCGCTGGTGGCGATGATCAGGCAGGAAGCGACGGTAGTTCGGTCGTACGGGCTGGAGTTTGGGCTGACGCCGAGCTCGAGGAGCGTCCTGGTGACGCCCGAATCGCCGAGCGAGCTAGAAAAACTGCTCAGCTGACAACCTTCTCGTAGGTACCGCCTGTTACGCTATGGCTCGCCAGGATTCAACGGTCCGGCGAGGCAAGGGAGCGCACCGCATGTCGAACTTCTCTCAGAATCTCAAGGCGCAGCTCGCTGCCAAGAAGGCGGGCGTGCCATACGTCCCGGTCGTCGGTTTTCGCGCCGAACAGGCTGCCGCACGGGCCGAGTTCCAGCTCGCTCAGCCGCAAATGAAGACCTACAAGAACGCGAAGGAGTTCCAGAAGGACGCGCCGCGCATGACGGCGCTCGGGTTCACTGTGGGTGGTCAATCCCAGGGCGGCAGCCGTCTCAGCATCACTAGGATGGCGACCCTCGGCGTCTTCGCGCTCGCAGCCCCAAAGAAGGGGAAGATCACCGTGACCTGGATGCCGCCAGTCGCTGTATGACCTCGAGAGAGGATCCAGCCAAGGGCCGGCGCAGGTGCAAACTCTGCGGCCGGCCCTTTCGCTTTTGGCGCCAGACGGCGCTCTTCTGCTCGACGAAGTGCAGGATGAAGGCATGGAGAAACTCGAAGGGCGCTACGCTCGCTGAGTGACGCGACCGCCGGCATGTGACAAGGCGGCCGAGGGCTGCCACGAGGTCGGCACTCATCTGTGCGCGCCGCGGGCCCAGCGCGTCGTCAGCGTCATCGAGTCGATCCTGGTCCATACGAAGACAAGGCAATGGGCGCGCAAGCCCTTCGTCCTCGAGGACTTTCAGCGCGATGAGATCATCGTCCCGCTCTTCGGGCTGGTCGAGTGGAATGAGGAATTCGAGTGCTACCTGCGTGTCTATCGGGTGCTCTGGCTCGAGCTCGCGAAGAAGAACGGAAAGTCCGAGATACTCGCCGCCATCGCGCTGATCCTGATGGTCGCCGACGACGAGGAAGGCAGCGAGGTGTATGGCTGTGCGATCGACACGGATCAGGCCAAGCTCGTCTTCAATGTCGCCGAGCGGATGGTGGAACTGTCGCCGATACTGTCGCGGCGGATCACGTCCAACAAACAGGGAAAGCGACTCTACGACTCGCCGACCGGATCGTTCTATCAGGTCATCCCGGCCGACGCCGCTGGCAACCTCGGACAGAATCCGCAGGGGATCATCTTCGACGAGGTCCAGGAGCAGCCGGACGGTGCACTCTGGGACGCGCTCCACCACGGTTTCGGGGCAAGGATGCAGCCGTTGCTCATCGGCGCCGGCACCGCGGGCGACGTACAGCACGCGTGGGCGTTCGCCGAGCACAAGTATAGCGAGCGAGTTGCCACGAACCCGCTTCTCGATCCTCGGCGGCTTGTCTTTCAGCGCAACACGCCGATGAATGCCGACCCGTTTGATGAGAAGAACTGGGGCTGGGCCAATCCCGCGCTCGGAAAGTTCCTCAGCATCGGCTCGCTGCGCGACCTGGCGCTCGAGGCGCGTAACGACCCTCGGAAAGAGCACAGTTTCCGCCGGTTTCGGCTGAATCAGTGGCAGCAGGCAGGTTCCCGCCTGATTCCGGAGATGGATTGGGACGCCTGTGCCGGCGCACCCGCGGAATCGCCCGAGGAGCTCGCCGGTCGGGCGACGAAGCAGCGGTGTTTCGGCGGTCTCGACCTCTCGGCGACGAGCGACCTGACCTCGTTGTGCTGGCTCTTCCCCGATCTGGCCAATTTCGCGCTCTGGCGGTTCTGGCTGCCGGCGGATATGGTCGCGCCGCTCGACAAGCTGACCGACAACGCGGTCTCGCGGTTCGTGGAGGAGGGCTGGATCACCGCGTGCGAGGGCGCGGTCATCGATTACGACGACGTCTATCGGCAGATCGACGAGGATCGCAAGGCCTTTCGTGTCGTCGACCTCAACTACGACCGCTGGTCAGCTGCGCCGATCATCCAGCAGCTCGAGAACCGCGGCCTGACGTCGGTGCAGGTGTCACAGGGGTATGCGCTCAACGCGCCGGTCCGTCAGTTGCTTGACTGGCTGAAGACGAAGGAAATCACCCACGGTGGCAACCCGGTGGCCAGGTGGAATGCAATGTCGGTAGAAGGCAAGGAGGACCGTTTCGAGCGGATCGAGCTCGTGAAGCCGAAGCGCCAGGCGAGTGGGAGCCGCATCGATGGCATCGTCGCCCTGGTCCTGGCCGTCGACGGCGTGATGCGCCGGGGCTCGGCGAAGCCACCGAGCCGAAAGGCCGTGGGCTGGTGATCCGGTCATATCACGCCTAGAATCGCGGCAGTGACGTTCATCCGACGCCGCGACGTCGTCGTTCCGGAGGAAATCATGGGCGGGAAACCCTCGAAGGCCACCCCAGCTGACATGAGGCTCGCAGCGAACAAAGCCAAGGCCGCGGCTGCGAAGTCGCCGGCCGTGGGCAAGCCGGCGTTCCCGGGCGCTCGTCCCCCGTTCAAGCCGACCGGCAAGAAGTAGCTCTCCATCGCGGTGATTCGGACACCGTGATACGGTCACGTCAATGTTCGAAGCAGAGGTGCTCGAGCGGATTGACCACCGCCTAGGAGATCTGATGTCCACGATTGCCGACCTTGTCGCCGCTGTCGCTGCCAACACGCAAGCCGTCGACGGCCTGCAGACCCATCTCGCCGCGGGCGGAACGGTGCTCGATGCCGCCGACCAGACCGCCCTCGACGGCGTGGTGACGTCACTCGGTGCCAACACGGCGGCCCTCGAGGCGATCGTCAACCCGCCGGCGCCTCTAGCTGCAGCCGTCGAGGCTGCGCCTGTCGCCTAATCCCGGGAGCCAACGTCTGTGACCGTTCTGCCGCTGCCCGCGGAAGCGACCGGGTCGGGGAATATCGACTCTCCGGGAGCTCCGCTGTGGTGGCTGCGACGCCTCCATCAGAACATTCGGATGCGCAGGACGCGGCTCGCTAAGCTGCAGAAATACTTTGACGGCGAGTTTCGGCTCGCCTACGCTGATCAGAACCTGCGCAAAGCCTTCGGCAACGTGTTCTATGCGGACAGGTTTGGCCTGAACTGGATGCGCCTGGTCATCAGCGCGGTCGAGGAGCGCCTGCATGTGCAGGGCTTCCGGGTCGGTGATTCGACCGACGCGGATCCGGGCGCGTGGGACATCTGGCAGGCGGCAGATCTCGACGAGCTGTCCTCAACGGTGCACTTCGAGGCGCTGCTCAACGGCGAAAGCAACGTCACAGTGTGGGAAGGCGACGATCCGAAGTTCCCGGACATCACAGTCAGCCACCCCAACGCCTCGATCGTCGAGACCGACCCGATGAACTCGAAGAAACGCCTGGCCGGGCTGCGCATTTACGCCGACGCCTACGGTTTCACACATGGCGAACTCTTCCTTCCCGACGCGGTCTACCTCTACAGGTCGAGCAGTCCAATCGGTGGGACTGGCGTCGCCGATCCCGCCCAGTTGCGATGGGTGATCGACACGGGGCTGAATTCTGAGGGAGTGCTGGACAACCCCTACGGCGTCGTGCCGATGGTGGCCTTCAGAAATGTGCCCCAGCTGCTCACCAGCGGCACCGAGAACATCGCAAGGCGCTCTGAGCTTTGGCCCGTGATGCCGGTGCAGGACGCCATCAACTCGATGCTTTTCAACACGATCCTGGTGGGCAACCAGCAGGGCTATCGACAGCGCTACGCGACCGGGCTCGAGATCCAGAAGGATGACAGCGGCAACCCAATCCAGCCCTTCAAGACGGGTATCGATCGGCTCTGGCAGGCAGAGGATCAGAACACGAAATTTGGCGAGTTCAGCACCTCCGACATCACCCCGCTGGTGAACGGACTGGACATGCTCACGCATGCGATCGCGGCGATTTCCCAGGTGCCGCCGCACTATTTCTCGGCGAGCGCCGACCGCCTGTCGGGCGAGAGCATCAAAGCGGCAGAAACCGGTCTCATCCAGAAGGTGCAGCGAAAGCAGGTCGCGTTCGGCGGTTCCTGGGAAGAGGTCATGAGACTCGCCGGCCTGATCGCCGGCAACGACGCGCTCGCCAAGGCGCGCAATGCCGAGGTGATGTGGAAATCGCCGGAGACGCGCTCCGAGGCGACGCTCGCGCAGGCGGCGCTGGTGCGGCAGCAGACGGGCGTGCCCTGGCAGGCGGTCATGGAATACCTCGGCTACTCGCCGCAGGAGATCGAGCGCATGTATAAGCAGCGGAAAGAGGACCAGGCGGACGCTGCGAAGCTCGCTCCGTTGCAGCCTGTTCTCCGTCTCACCGAAGCCGTCGGTGGTCCCGGAATGCCGCCGGCGCCGGACGTGGTCGGCGGTCAGGGCGAGCTGCCGGGCGCCCCTGTCTCGCAGAACCCCGGAAAAGCCGGCCCCACGCCGCCCCCGCCAGGCGGTGGGTTCTAGTGACATGAAAGTTGTAGGAGGACCTCATGCCTGAAACAGAGACGCCGCCCGCGCCAGTTGCTCCGACTGCCCCAGCAGCAGCTCCGACTCCCGCCGCGACGCGTCCGGCGCCTGATCCCGAGCATGACGATGATGAGGCTGTCGACGGCGTCGTTCTCACGCCGCAGCAGCAGGCAACGCGCTCGCGCAGACGCATGGAGCGAAGCCTCGACTCGTGGAAAGGCCGTGCCCAGGCCGCCGAGGCCGAGCTGGCAGCGGCGCGCACTCAGGTGACATCGCTCCAGGCCCAGGTCGGCAGCGTCTCGCAGCTGCGCACATCGCTACTTCAGACTGCGATTCGCGCTGAGGCGGCGACCATGATCGTGCCCGAGGCGGTCGACGACGCCGTGCAGCTGCTCCAGGGCAGCGATCTGACCGTCGGCGATGACGGCAAGATCGACCTGGCGAAAGTGAAGGCCAAGCTCGAGGAGTTTGTCAAGGCGCGGCCATATGTGGCGCCGCAAGCCGGCCGCACGTCCAAGACGCTCCCCGGCGGTCATCAGGGTCCGCCGACGAGCAGTGGCACTCACGACGAGATCAATGCCCTCCTCAGAGGCTCGCTGCGGCGGTAGCGAGATGAGTGACGACGAACGGCCGAGAGATCCGCGGAAGGATTGGGAGCTCCCGACCTTCCGCGAGGTCAAGGCGATCATGGACGAGCGCGATCGTCGCTACGACGACCGATTCAGGTCGATCGAGCGGACGCTCGGACACTCGTTCATCGGGCTCATCGCACTCGGCTTCATCGCGGTCACTCTCGTTGCAGTCATCCTCGTCGCTTTTGTGAGCGGACAGGTGCGGTAAGTGCTCGGACAGCTCATCAGCACCGGCAGCGACATCCCAATCTACGTGGTCGCGGTGATCGGCTTCCTGGCGACGATGACCTCACCGATCCTCGCGGCGCGCTACATCGCGAGATCGAACCGGCTGGCGGCGGAGGAGGCCACCAAGGCCGCGACTGCGAGCGCGGAGGCCGCGCGGATCGCCGCCGAGACCGTCGTCAGCGTCACGAAGGAGAGCGCGACGGCGACCGTCCGGGCAACAAAGGAGGTCGCGGAAACGCTCGCGGCCTCGACGAGTGAGACCGTCGCGAAGCTTGATGGGATCAAGGCGGTCTCGGACGGCACGCATATCCTCGTGAATGCTCAGCACACCGCCCTGCTCGGAACCGTCGCGACACTTGCCCGGGTGATCGCGCACCAGAATCCGCTGGATAAGGACGCCGAGGCGGTCGCGTCGCTCGCCGAAGCCGAGTATGCGAAGTCGCGGACCGCGGCTGAGGCGCTCGCACAGACGGCGATCAGCCAAGCGGCCGCCGACGCCCTCGACACGAGGAAGTGACAGTGGTTGAGTTCCTCTGGCTGCTTCTTCTGTTGGTGATTGTGGTGATCGTGCTCCGGCACGTCCTGTAGCACTTTCTCGCCGGAGGTGATAGGGTCACCCCCGAGAGACCCCGCAGGGAAGCGAGCCCAGTGCCGCCGAGGACGCGGGATCTCGGTCGTCCGGTCGCCGGAAAGGCGTCGCCGTTGACGGGTTGAACGTCAAACCTGCAACGAGGTCGACACAGTGTCCGAGCCGATCAGCCCCCAGGTACTTCGATCAGGCGTCGTTGTTCCCCAGGAATATTCGACCGAGATCATCCAAGGGGTCGTCCGCGAATCGGCCTGCCTGAAGCTGTGCCGGCAAACCCCCATGGGAACGCTGATCGACAACGTCCCCGTGATGACGGCACTGCCGACCTCAGGGTTCGTCAACCCGCGCGATTCCGGTAAGAAAGCCCTCACAGCGGCGCAATGGTCTGCGATGGTGCTGACCGCCGAGGAGCTCGCCTCGATCATCGTCGTGCCCCAGGCTCTTGTCGATGACGCGACCTTCGACATCTTCGGTGAACTGACGCCGAGAATCGCCGAGGCGATGGGGCAGGATATCGATTCCGCCATCCTCTTCGGCACCAACGCCCCTTCGTCGTGGCCGGCGGGCGGCATCTACTCTCAGGCGTCAGCTGCTGACAACCGGTACGTCACCGGCACCAGCGTCGATATCGCCCAGGACATCAACAACCTGATGGCTCTGGTCGAGGCAGATGGGTTTGACATCAATGGCTTCGTCGGGTCGATCGGTCTGAAGTCACTGTTGCGCGGCTTGCGCGCGACCTCTTCGGGAGTTCTGTTGTTTCAGCCATCGCTCCAGGCTGGGACGCCGGACGTGCTTTATGGCACGGACATCACCTACGCACGAAACAACTCCTTCCAGCTCGCGCTTGCGACCCTCTTCGCCGGCGACTGGTCCAACGCCGTGGTCGGTATGCGCCAGGAAATTCGGGTGCAGATGCTTGACCAGGCGGTTTTCACCAACCCCGATGGGACGGTGGCGATCTCACTCGCCGAGCAGGATATGGTCGCGCTCCGCTGCTACATGCGGATCGGCTTCGGTATCGCAAACCCTGCGACCATCAGCGCATCAGGCGCCTCGCGGACGGTCGCCGACGGCGCGACCAACACCAACACGACCGTCACCAGCGCCACCGCGGCCTTCACCGCTGCTGATCGCGGCGTGTCGATCGTGGGTGCGGGGATTCCTGCGGGCGCGACGATCGTGACGGTCGGCAGCGCAACGAGCGTGACCATCAGCGCAGCAGCGACCGCGACCGCGACGGGCGTCACCTTGACGATCGGCTACCAGCGGTCGCCCTTCGCAGTCCTCGAGCCTGTCGGCGGACCGGCGCACTAAGCCGATGGCCCTCACCGCAACGGTGGGCCAGCGCTACCAACTGGCCAAGGACCATGGCAATGAGCCGGGCGCGTCGAATCCAGCCTTCCACCCCGCGGGGAAGGAGAACGACGACGGCACGCTCACCGTCCATCCGCTGCCGGACGGCTACCCGCTGCGCGCGGGTGCCACGGGCACGGTCGCAGCGGTCGTGCCCGCCGAAGAGGACGGAGCCGGCAACCACGACGAGGACCACGTGGTCCTGCGCTTCGACGTCGACGAGCCCGCGCCGCATACGCGGCATGTGAGCTTCACCGAGGCCCAGATGGCTGAGCTCTTCGAGGAGGTCGAGTAGTGGCCGGCTCGGGCGAGTTCACCCGGACGGGAAACAACCGCGCGGAGTGCATCAACCTGATGGGCGGCATCACCGGCGGCACCGCGCCGCTCGGCGAGGTCGTGGCCACGCTCTCGGGCGCGGCCACGGCGGGCGTCATCACGTCGCTGACCTGCTCAGCCGGCACCAGCAAGGCACTCCCTGACGAGGCGATCCTGCTCATCGTCGATGCCGCCGGCACCCTCGGCACAATCGAGGCGGTCTGCGTCAACGGCGCGGCGGCGGCGGCGGCGACATCGATCACCGTCGACTCGCAGACGATCAAGTACACCCACGCCATCGGGGCGCTCGTGTACCTGCTCGCGTTCACGCCCTACCTCGCGCTCCTGATCTCCTCCGCGCCGACCGACAACACGCTCGGCACCGAGTACAGCCAGACCGGCTACGCGCGCCAACTGGTGCCGTGGACGGCGCCGACCGCGGCGGACCCGCCGGTTGCCGCCAACCAGGGCACGATCACCTGGGGTCCGCTCTCCGGCGCGAACGGCACCGACGTCGTCGGGTACTGCGCGCTCCACGACGCGCTGAGTGGCGGGACGATCGCCAACCGCTACGCCTGGTGGACCTTTGGCGCCACGAGAACGCCGAACGCAGGCGACTCTCTGCAGATCGCGGCGGCCGCGCTGACGATGCAGAACTACCACTAGCGCAGGGAGCGCGGCATGCGCTCGATCACCGTCGACGTTCCCGACCGCGACCAGGCCGAGCAGGCCGTGCGCTACTTCGCCTCGCAGCTGCGCGACGGCCTCGACGCCGCCGTGCTGCCGATCCCGCCGGGGATGACGCCGGAGACGGTCGCACCGGTGATCGCTGAAGCCGTCGCAAAGCTCCAGATCGCCGCTGCCATCAAGGCGGTGAGGAATTGACCGGTCCCCTCCAGCCACCCGACGTCACACCCGAAGAGACAGCGGCGGCCGACCATAGGCAGGCGGTTGCTGACCACGCAACGGTTGTCTCGAATGCACGCGTGACGTGGCAGCACGTCGTCGCCACCGCCGTCATCGCCGGCTTGGCGTTCGGCACCGGTCTCGTCGTGAGCGGACTGCGCGCCGGTCCCGGCGTGACGACTCCATCCGCCACGCGCAACCCGTACTCGCAGCCCTTCACCTCGACGTCGATCTGGCACCAACC